AAAACTTAACGCAAAATATTTAACAACAAACTCTTTTCAAACTCTAGAAAATACTAGAAGATTTCACTGGCTATAGATTTATTTCTATAGCCTTTTATTATGCCCTAATTTGCTCTGTAATCAATTCTACTAGCTTCCTAGGGTAAATATACTAGGGTATAATAAAAGGCTCTTAGAACGTCTTCTAAGAGCCTTATATAGCCACTAAGTCATTTTAACCAAGTTGACCTAGTTTGGGAGGTGATTTACTCCTTTAAATTTTATAGTGGTGTGGCTATAAGCCTATTATACCACTATTTCCAGAATCTGTAAGCAGTCCAACTGTTAATACTGAACTCTCCCAGGAAGTCTAGTGATTTAAAGTCAGTTGATTCTTCAGGTAATTGATTACCAAACTCATCAAAGTTATAGACTTTAGCACCATCATTAGCATAAGAGAAAGAGTTATAGTCAGTAATAACAGCTACATCCTTCTTAGGTTGCCATAGTCTAGTTACAGTACCATCACTATTCTTAGTCTCACTAACAAAGTTATAGACTCTGTAGTTGTCAAAGTAAGTGAGGAATGCACCACTTGTAGAACGATTAATCACTCTACCTTCAGTACCATTATTGTAACCATATCTATTATACCTAGTGTCAGGGTTATAGTTACTTGTTACACTTGCATGAGCTACAGTAGCTACACCAAGGGCAAGTAAAACAGTTAGAGTAGCAATTAGTTTCTTCATCATTACCCCTCATTTGATACTTCAAGATTACCTTTGATAGTAACCTTACCAAGTGCATCTTGTACTGAAGTAGATTTAATCTTTTCAATAGCTTCTACCACTTTAGCGTTAGCATCTGCAATAGCTTGTTTAATCTCTTGTGCATCTCTTGATTGACTATCAATGAATCTACCAAAGTCAGCATCAGGAAGGTTAAGGTGTTTAGCTCCTGCATTCTGTAGTTGGAATACAGTTTCCATATCACCAATACCAAACACTCTGCCATTAACTACAGCTACATAACCACTATCACCAGTTTGATTTCTTACAACAAAGTTCATGTTTTCATCCTCTTCTACATTACTAGATGATGTTACTTCATCATCAATCAATACAATATTCTTATCTAGTCCACCTGCAATACCAGTAGAAGTAAACTGCCACCATCTCATGTGTTCCATACCAGGGAATACACCCCAATAAGGAGTAGGAGTTACTTCATAGTTAGGATAACCTGCAATCCAAAGACTATTAGGGTACTTAGCAGTAACTTGGTCAATATAGACATTAGCTAGTGTATAAGGCTTGTAGCTATAGTAAATAGGTTCAAAGCCTGCTTGCTTACATGCATCCATAAAGGCAATTACAGCATCTGTATTAGCTTGTACGTTACCACTTGCACTATCTTCATAGTCACATACTAAGTATCTAGTCTTGCTTGGTAGATTGCTAATGAAGAAGTTAGCTTCAGCTTGTGCTAAGCCTACATCTCCACCAAACCTAGCAAAGTGATAATACCCTACACAGTTACTTGTATTAGTTTGTTGTGTAGCTACAGGACTCAGCCATCCAGTACCTTCAGTAACTTTGATAATGGTATTTCTAGTACCACTAGCATTACAGATGTCTGTTAGGTCTCCTGGTTGATAAGCTGATACATCAATGAAGTAATCATCTTTCTTCATACCACTAGCTACAGAAGATGGTTCTGAGCTGTTAGTGACTACTGCAGTATTGTTAGCTGATTTAGGTCTAAAAGCAGTAGCAAATGTAGCTGAGTAAGGTAGAGCTACAATGTTGAATACTCCACCACCATTAGGATTCTTTTGTTCTCCACCTTGGTTTTGACCTAGGAAGTTACCATATCCATTACCTGCATCACTGTCAAAGATAGCTACATGAGAATAAGGTGTAGAAGGTGTAACAGCAAAGATAGCTACATCTCCTGGTTGCATTACTTCTACTTCATCAAAGTAGTTAAGGATACCATTGCTATGTCTTTGAGTCCATAGGTCTTGTGCATAACCACTGTCAGTACAGTTAGCATAAGGTACACCTAAGTAATTACAATACTCAGCATAGCCATCCCAACATTGGTCTCCAAACCAACCATCAATGTCATATCCATTACCAAGGTGAGTATTTTTAAAGTCTTGATAACTCATTGTTCAATTCCTTTATTATAACTTGTGCTTGATAGACCTACCAAAGCACCAATGAAAGTACCTAAAGCAGTCAATACAGTAACAACAACACCTGTAGTTTCAGGGTATCCTACTGCAATACCTACAGTACCTACAAAGGTAGCTAAAGCAGGAATAAAAGTAATTGCTACAAACTTAAGTACATCATAAGTTTTATTACTAAAAATCATTGTATCTTTCCTCCTTAATTTCTAGTTTATCATACTTGCTATAGAGTAATTTAATTTCACCATTACCACCGTTATTGTGATAGATGGTATACATCTTAGCAATCTCTGTAGCTTCATCTACAAAGGTGTAACCACGCTCTAGAGCCTTAGTAAGGGCATTGTATAGCTCCATCCTAAAA